AGCAGCATACAGTTTACTTGGTGTTAGCAACAGAGCATATGTTATTCGTGCAGACGTTGATCTTGCAGCACTAGCAAGTAGCACAAGTCGACCACTAGGTAATCCTACAAACGGAACAGTTTGGTGGGATATGAGCACAGACACACGCTGGGGTATATTTGAGTGGAATCAAAGCACAGGTGTGTTTACTAACAAAGTTCCAACTGTGATTACGAGCGCAACCGATTTAGACGGAGGTGTTCCAAAAACATCAATTGGCGCAATTGGCGATTATGCACTAGTTGCTACAAACACTAGTAATCCTGTTTACTACAAAAATCGTAGTAATGCATGGGTGCTTGTAGGTAGTGCAGCATGGATGATTTCACACCCAACAATTTCAGGCACAGTTGCAAGTCCAAGATTTACAAATGGTAACACCATTGTAATTAACGGCACAACTGTTACAATGTCAGGTAGTACAGTGACTGAACTTAAAAATAGCATTAACACTGCAAGCATAACAGGCGTTACAGCAGATGTACATGATAACAAAATTGAAATTTATGCCAACGCTACGGCAGTAGGTGTAGACAGTAATGCAGACGGAAAAATTGTTATTTCTAACGGAAGTGGTTCGATCCTTACAGATGCAGGTATTACTGCAGGCACATATGCAAGACCACTTATTGCACAGGATCCACATTATACTGTTCCAGCGTGGAAGTCAACAGACACTGTTCCGCGTCCAGCAGGAAGTGTATGGGTTAAAACAACTTCAAGTAACAGTGGATTCCTAGCAGACGTCAGCACATATGATAGTGCTACTGCAGCATTTACTGCAGCAACAGCACCTGCATATACAAACGACCAAACTGCACTTAAGAATTTAGATGCAACTGGCGGTGGTTCAAATATTGCTGCAGGCAGTTTTTATGTACAGTATGATGTAAGTGAAGATGATACAGTAACTTATAAACTTTTCAAGCGTTATGAGACAGGTCCATTAGAAGTCACAGGCACTGCAACAACTGCATCACTTACTGGAGGTAATAAATTTACCATTCAAGCAAGTGCAGCAAATAGCACAACACTTAGCTCTGCAGTAGAAGTAACACTTAGTGGTGCAACACTTACAACACTAGCAACAGATATTAACGGTGCAAATGTAGCAAACGTTAGTGCTAGTATACTAAGCACAGGTGCTATACAGATTAAGCATGCACTAGGCGGTGTAATTGTACTGAAAGACACAACTGGTACTCCACTAGCAACTGCAGGAATTTCAACAAGCATTACAACAAAGCAGGTTAGAGCAGGTAATAGCAGTGATTTAATCCTTAGTAACTGGATTGCAGACACATATACTGCAAGCACAAGCGCACCAAGTGCTAACCCATCTGACCTAACATACTGGTACAGTGCTGCATTTGAAGCAGACATCATGGTACATAATGGCACAACATGGCAGGGTTATCAAAACGTAACTGATACTCGTGGCTTTGCACTAGCAAATACAAGTCCAGATGGTGTTATTTTTAGCACAACAGCTCCGACACTACAAAGTGATGATACTGCACTAGTTAACGGTGACCTGTGGATTGATACAAGTGATTTGGAAAACTATCCATCACTATACAGACGTGAAACTGTTGATGGTGAACAAAAATGGGTAGCAATTGATAAGACAGATAATACAACTGAGAATGGTATTATTTTCGGTGATGCACGTTTTATGGGCGATGGCACAACAGATGTTGTTACTGGTACTATCCCTACAACTAAGACACTATTAACAAGTGATTACTTAGATATTGATCGTCCAGATCCAACAATTTATCCACGTGGTATGCTACTGTTTAATACACGCCGTAGCACATATGGTGTAAGACAATTCAGAAGCGACTACTTGTCACGCACTAACTTTAGTGACACAAGTTTATATCCATCACTTCCTACAGAAAAGGATGCATGGGTAACATCAAGCGGAAGTACATTCGGACGTAAAGCACAGCGTGATATTGTTGCAACACAAATGAAATCAGCACTTGATTCAAGCACAGAACTTCGTGAAGATGCAAGAATATTCAATGTAATTGCAGCACCTGGATATCCTGAGCTAATGAGCAACATGGTAAGTCTAAACAACGACAGACGTCAAACAGCGTTTGTAGTAGGCGATACTCCAATGAGATTAGCAGCAACAAGCACTGCTATTGAAAATTACGCAACAAACACTGCGGCGGCTACAGACAACAACGAAGATGGACTAGTTACTAGTGATCCATACTTAGGTGTGTTTTATCCAAGTGCAACAACAAATGATCTAAGTGGTAACACTGTTGTTGTACCACCGAGTCATGCAATACTAAGAACAATTGCGAGAAGTGATGATATTAGTTTCCCATGGTTTGCACCAGCTGGTACAAGACGTGGACTAGTAGATAACGTAGCAAGTCTTGGTTACATAAACTCAGTTACAGGTGCATTTGTTACTGATAATATTCGTGAAAGTGTAAGAGATACCTTGTACACAAACAGAATTAATCCAGTTGCATTCTTTAACGGCAGTGGAATTCTAAACTATGGTAACAAGACTCGTGCAGCAAGCACAAGTGCGCTAGATCGTATTAATGTAGCACGTTTAACAAGTTACCTAAGACGTCAATTGCAGGATATTGCAACTGGCTTTGTGTTTGAACCAAACGATAAGATTACAAGAGACGAGCTAAAGCAGCAAGTTGAACAGACACTTAACGATTTGGTTGCAAAGCGTGGCGTATTTGATTACTTGGTAGTCTGTGATGAAACAAACAACACAGCGGCAAGAATCGATCGTAACGAACTTTATGTGGACGTTGCTATTGAACCTACTAAGGCTGCGGAATTTATCTTTATTCCAATCAGACTTAAGAACACAGGTGAGATTGCAAGCGGAAACGTAGCGGCAGCAAGCACTGTATAATAAAAACCAACAAATATGAGGGGTAGAAATACCCCTCATTTTTTATGACTGAAAGTAGATAAATACTTTTATAATTATTATAGGAGCGAAACGAATGTCAGTTTCATCATTAACAAAGTTTACAGTGCCGCTAGACGGTGACCAGAGCGCAGCAAGCCAAGGCTTGCTAATGCCAAAACTTAAATACCGCTTCCGTGCATCATTTGAGAACTTTGGTATTAGTAGTCCTCGTACAGAAATGACCAAACAGGTTATGGATATTACACGCCCTAGTGTAACATTCGAAGAGTTTGAAATTCCTGTCTACAATAGTAGAGTGTACTTGGTTGGAAAACACCAGTGGGATTTAGTTACAGTTAATCTACGTGACGATGTAAACGGCGGCGTAACAAAGTTATGCGGAGAGCAAGTTCAGAAGCAGTTTGACATGATGGAGCAGAGTAGTGCTAGTTCAGGCATTGACTATAAGTTTATCACACGTTTTGAAGTACTAGACGGTGGTAACGGTGCAAATGCACCAAGTGTGCTTGAGACATGGGAACTATACGGCTGCTTTATTCAGAACATCAACTACGGTGATCTTAACTATGCAAGTCAGGAGCCTGCAACGGTTGCAATGAGTATTAGATTTGATAACGCTGTACAATCACCACTAGGTGATGGCGTTGGTGCAAGTGTAGCAAGAACACTAGGTCAAACTATTACTGGCTAATAGGAGTGATTCCAAATGGCTAGTGTAAACCCACTACTTACGCCCTTCAATACAGGCGACACACTGCGCGACTATAAACATGCGTCGCGCACTTTTGTTGACAATAACTTTGAACTGCAGCCTAGACATGGGCATCTCTTTCATGTAGTATTTGAGTTTACAGCAGAAGCACAGGGATTATTCAATACTGTTGAAAAACTTGAGATGCCTATACTTGTAAAAAGTGCAAGTTTGCCATCATATGCAATAGATGTACAAACACATAATCAATATAACAGACAAGTGCAAACACATCATAAGATTAATTACAATCCAGTAACAATACGCTTCCACGATGACGTTAAAGAACTAATACGAAACATGTGGCACAAGTATTATACTTTTTACAATGCTGATCCAACATATGATTTAGATAGCAATAGTTATACCACACAGGATAGATATGCAAATAGAACCCAGCAGCAATGGGGCTTGCAGCGAGGCAACAAACGTTTTTTTAAAAATATAAAAATATACAGCATGCACAATCATAAGTTTGCAGAATACACATTAGTTAATCCTATTATTACAGGCTTTAACCACGATAATCATGATTATGCAAGTGCAGCCTTGATGGAACATACTATGTCACTTAGTTATGAAACTGTAAAATATGCATCTGGCTTTGTAAATGATACAGGTCCTACTGGATTTGGTGAACTGCACTATGATGTAGAAACTAGTGATTTAAGTTCAGGCGATCAATTTGGACAAGCATTCATTGATGGACAACTTGTAAACACTAACGGTCAACGTGCAAAAGACTTGTTTGATGGTACTACACTAGGAACTATTGGCAATCAAGGCATACAGTTTGATAACTTATCTAACCTGTCATTTGGCGGCATACTAAGTACTGCACTAGGAAAGGTTGCAAATAATTTGTTGACTGGACAAAAGCCAACGGCTAATATACTAGTGCCGTTTATAGGAAAAGCAGATCAACTAGGCGAAAATTTACAGCAAAATGTGGCAAGCAATATAATTAACAGTTTTACTAACTATGGAACAAATGACAGTATAAGTAGTCAAGGACAAAGTATAGGAAATCCTTTGTTTACAGGTACTATATCAAATACAAGTGTAGCAAATGTTGGCTACGCAAATACTATACCAAGCTCGACAGGGACAGTTGGCGCACCTAACAAAATAAGCAGTGTAGAAACTTATCAGACACAAAGTACTACTGCAAATACAAGAGGTACATCAGTAGTTAACATTGCACAGCAACGTTTACAAGATCCTAATCTAAGCGCAGAATTACGCCAATACTACAGTGAAAGAATAAGGCTAAGTAATCAATAATGGCACAAGAAACTAATCTACCAATAGTAAATCCTGCAGATAATTTTGATCAGCGTGTTCAAGATTATTTCACTAACTATTTTACTGCTCCTATCAAAATGACTGATCAAGAGTATGAAGCAGCAAAAAGTTTTTTCTTAGCAAGAACTAACAGTGAACCTGCCGCTGCAGCACTGACTGCGGCTACTATACAAGCAGCAAATGAACTAAATGTGTTTATTTTAGATGTATTAGACGAGTTTTCCACTACAGCAGATTTAAAAAGTGCTGTACCTACATTTTTAAATATGAGTCGTAGCGGCAGAAGTTTACTAGGCTACGAAGCAAATATCACTCCAACTGAGAACACATCACGCCAAGTGGAGGCGTAAATGTTTAGTCGCAACAAATATGCTAACGGCTTATACACTATTTTAAATCCAGGTAAGTACACGGGAAACAAAGAGCCTAGATATCGCAGTGGATGGGAACATGCATTTATGCGATTCTGTGACAATAATCCAAGTGTGATAAGTTGGGCAAGTGAATGTATACAGATACCATATCGTAATCCACTTACAGGCAAAGGCACAGTGTATGTGCCAGACTTTGTTGTTGTGTATCAAGATAAACGTGGCAACAAGCATGCGGAACTTATAGAGATTAAGCCAAAATCACAAACCATGCTCACAGAAAAAACTCGTGAGAAAGAAAAACTTGCTATTGCTATTAATCACGCTAAGTGGGAAGCAGCAGCAAAGTGGGCTAAACACAAAGGATTACGCTTTAGAGTTGTCACTGAAGACGATATATTCCACAATGGTAGACGCAAGGGCTAAGTATTAATATGACCAAGAAACTAGAAGAACTGTTTGATGTCGCACCTACAAATGAAATCGACATTACAGCAGAAGAGAATAAGACAGTTGTAGAAACAGTCACAGCAGATGACATTCCTCAACTACAAACAGCATTAAGTAACGTAGATAAGATTGATGCCGCATTGCCTAGTGTGCGTGAACTTGATACTAGCGACAAAGAAATGGATGATATTGCACTACTTGCACAGGATACATTTAAGGACTTAATGGATCTTGGTATGAATGTAGAAGCACGTTTTAGTGGTGAAATCTTTAGTAATGCAAGCCGTATGTTGGATACAGCATTGAGTGCAAAGAGTGCAAAGATTAATAAAAAATTGCGTATGGTCGATTTGCAGTTAAAAAAAGCAACATTAGATGCTAGACTTGCTAAAGAAGCAAAAGCAAATGGTGAAGATATCGCAGATGGTGAAGGGCAAGCAGTAGATCGCAACCAACTTCTTATGGAAATTCTAGGAAGAAATACTGACCAAAAGTAATAAATACACTATTACATTAAGGAATACAGCAATGAAAAGTTTTAAGAGTTATCTCGTTGAAAATGAACAAACCTACAATTTTCGTATTAAAATGGCTGAAAATCTCAGTGACGAAACAATGGATGCACTGGAATCTGCTTTACAAAAATACGAAATAAAAAGCATTAGCAAGCCAAAGAAAACTCCTATACAAGAACATCCAATGGATTTTCAAACATTACAAAATGCAGAAGTGTTTATCATGGATGCTGAATTAACCTATCCTGTTACTGCACATCAACTATATGAATATATTACACAAACAGTTGGTGTACCAGCAAGTCACTTAGTAGTAATTAACCAAGATCATCCTGAAGAAATGGCGCGTGAAGAAGCAATTAAAGAAGAAGAATACGAGTCAGTGCTAGAAACAGATTATGCAGACGCAGACAATAGTAAGGCTAGTTTTGGTGATGAATACAACGAAAATATGCTTAAGGCTATTGAAAGTCGTAAGATGGAATATAGTGCAATTTTTAAGGCTGTGGACAAGCAAGATTACACAGGACCTAAAATGGAAGAACCAGCAACAGCAAGTATGATGTCAGATCGCGGCCCTGCAAAATGAGAGACTTACTAGAAAGTTTGCAAAAGATAGCAGAAGCTCCTTTAACTGATAAATCAGGTAAACCTGTAATGAGTAAAAGTGGACCTGTAAAACAAGGATCAGGCCCAGCACCAAGAAACACATCATATAAAAATGTTGGCGATATGGTGAAAGCAATAACAACTCCTGGCAGGCAAGGATTTGATGACCCAAACAAATCTGCAGCGGCAGTAAAAGCGGCTACTGCGCCAGCACCTAAACCAAAACTAGGTGGCACAGGCGTAGGCAGACAAGACGGCCCAGCAGCACTAAGACCAGCACCTGTTAAACGCACAGGTCCAGTAGGCGGCCCTACTAGAGCAAATGCAACAAAGCCAATGATGCAACCTAAAGCAGCACCGGCTCCTGCAAGTCAAGTAACACCAACAGCAGGTGATCCAGGCATGCAGCAAGCAGCGGCTCCTAAGATGGCAACACCTACTGCTCCACCTGCTAGACCAAAGCAGAGAGCAAAAGTAAAAGCAACTGCAGCAAACACTAAAGATTACGATAAAACAGTAGCACTACAAAAGAAACTAGGCGTAACTGCAGATGGTATTATGGGTCCTGAAACACGCAGAGCTATGGCTTTGGCAAAGGCAAAAGAAAAAGAACCAGGAAGAGATGCAGCATCAATTGCAGGAAGAGATGCGGATGGTCAATACGATCAAGATACACCTGATCGTACTCCTACTCCAACAGACGCTGGTGAATTTGCAACTGCAGCATCACCTGCAGCAAAAGCATTTACACCTATAAAAGGTGCAGGAGACAGAAAGAGCGGCGCTACTGCAGCGGACATAAGACGTGATGCTGGAAATAAAGCAGTAGCAAGAGATTTTGGAAGAGCAAAAGAAGCAGGAAAAAACATGCTTTCTCGTATTGCTGGAGCATTTACAAGACGCGGCGATGCAAGAACAACGGCAGGACCAAACGCACCTGGTAGTAATTTTAGAACTGCAGCAGATGGATCAATATCACGCACAGATAACGTAAGACAGCCTGATAGATCAGCACCAGGTTTAGCTCGTAGAGGCGATGATCAACAGCCAGCACCAACTACACGATCAGCTCGTAGAGGCGATGATCAAGAGCCAGCACCAACTACACGAACTGCGGCGGCTAATACTGTAACATTTACAGACAAAAAGGCTATTAGACTTGCAAAGGCTGCTGACGCAGCATTAAAAGCAGGAAACACTAGAGCAGCAAGTAAATTGCAGGCGAATGCAAGAAATAGACAAAGAGCAGTCACACAGGCTGATCCAAATTATGTACCACCTACTGCATCACAAGCAGCTATTGATAGAGCAGAAAAATTAGGTGGCGTTATTTAACCAAAGGAGAAAGTAATGGATATTGCTGAACTAAGAACTAAACTAGACAATATCGCAGCGGAACTCGCTGAACAAGACGTTCAGCAAGAAGAAGTTGCGATCGAAGAACATCACGAAAAAGATGAAGATGGAAATATTATCGAGCATCCTATCGAAGATGAGCCAGTAGAAGAATCAGTAGAAGAACTATCTGAATTTAGCCCTGACAATATGGCAGCGGCGAAGAAAGATACTAAGGCAATTCAGAAATCAGGATCAGGTATGAAAAGCACAAGTGCTGCAAAGCCACAAGCAGCCGGCACATTGGCTAAGCGTTTGAATAATGATGTCAATGAAGAAGAGGTTGCTGAAGAAGAAGCAGTTGAAGAAGCAGTAGTAGAAGTTCCTGTACAAGAACTTGCTGACATCATGCAACTTGCAGGCTATACGGACTATGCAGAACGTATTCAAGAGTACGCTAATGAGCCAGAAGAAGATTATGGCAGTGTAGAAGATCAAATGATTGGTCTAAGTGGCGGACTAAACGGTCCTAAGTCTTCATACCCAGCCGCAGCAGGTGGTGATAATGCAATGGCACAAGAGCCAACTGAAATTGAAGAAGATTCAATGGCTAATGTAGAGGAAAAACTTTACAAAAGTTATAAAGACTTTTTAGAAGAAGCAGAAATTAAGGAAGAAACAGAGTAAGATTATTCTGTACTAATTCGTGTATATAGCGGTGACCTTCATCATTTGGGTGTAAGTGATCCGCTATATATTTTGACTTGCTTTTATTATTGCTTCCATCTACACCTAGTATTTCAACTAATCCAGGTACAACATTTAAATGCATATAGCGTAGATTGTTTACTTTACATGTTGTTTCAACAATATGACGAGGATACCAAGCGTGTAAATTTTCAATATATTCGCTGTGCTGATTGACTAGATAGTCCTTGCAACTATCAACTAGCGCACTTCCTGACTTTTTTCCTTGTACATAGTTCATATGCTCCCACTGGGATGTTCTGTTGTTGTACCAACTTTGTCTGTTTGGATGACTCCAACCAAATATAACTAGATCATCTGGCGTCACTTCTGTATATGTTTCACAAAATTTAAGTGCAATATGTGGATTACTTGCACTACTTTCACTGCGTTGTACAAACTCAAATCCTAACTGTGCTGCTATAAGTTCTCCATAACAGATAGTTGCTTCTTCTCCTAGGCTTACACTACACCCGTACTGATATAATTTCATTATATTCTCCATTAGGGATATAGTCTAACCAACTACTATGCTTTACATGAAATGGAAAACGGCTCCGAAGAGCCGCCATGTGATAGTATGTAGGAGTCTTGGGTGTCCGCCTCGGTTTCCAAAGTTTGCTGCCCTTGGTATTGTTACACTGTTTACAAGCAATCACACAATTATCCCAATCTGTTTTTCCACCTTTACTACGAGGAACAACATGATCTATTGTGAGGTCATTTAAGTGGTGAACTGTGTTGCAATACTGACACCTGTACTCATCTCTAATTGCTAGATTTTGTCTACTAAAACATACATTGTGATCAATCTTTTGGAACTGTTTAATCATTACTGTTGCTGGCACTTGCATTGTTGTAGTAGGACTACTAATACGCCAATCATCGTACCATTCTAGAACAGTAACTTTGTTTAAAAAATACAACTTGACTGCACGTTGCCAATTGATAGTACTAACTGGAAAACTACTAATAGGTTGTCCGCTAGTGTTTAATAACAGTGTATCACTCATTGCAATGCTATTTATTTGCTCCGATAAATATGTACATGATAAAGAAGTTTTACAGAGACAAACTAGTCTCTATACAAGTCTATTATCACATGCCAGATCATGTACATATCATCAACGAGTTCGTCTGGCAAACTGAAGATATTGTACCTGAATTCCCCCGTAGTGTCAAGTTTATTCGTTATTGGCACAAGAATATAGATGCAGTAATACAAGAAGCATATCTGTATCACACAAATTATTGGGGCGGCACAGATTATATTAATTTGAAAGACGTTTACAAAGTATAATGGCAAAAACATTAGACGGTGTGCTTATTAAAAAAGCATACCAAAAAGATAATTTTACTACAGAACAATTCACAGAGTTTGCAAAATGCGCAGACCCTGCTAGTGGTGTTAAACATTTTATGAACAACTACTTTAATATTCAACACCCTACTAAAGGACGTATGATATACAAAGCATACGAATATCAAGATAAACTATTAGATATATATCATAACTATCGCTTTAACATTAACATGCTACCTAGACAAACAGGTAAAAGTACAACTGCAGCAGGATACTTGCTATGGTATGCAATGTTTGTACCTGATAGTGTAATTCTTATTGCAGCACACAAATATGCTGGTGCGCAAGAGATTATGCAACGTATACGTTATGCATACGAACTATGTCCTAATCATATTCGTGCTGGTGTTACAAGTTACAACAAAGGCAGTATAGACTTTGACAATGGTAGTCGTATTGTAGCACAAGCAACAACGGACAACACAGGTCGAGGTATGAGTATTACATTGCTATACTGTGATGAGTTTGCATTTGTGCGTCCTAGCATTGCCCGTGAGTTCTGGACAAGTATTTCACCTACACTAGCAACAGGTGGTAAGGCTATTATAACAAGCACACCTAACAGTGACGAAGACCAGTTTGCACTAATATGGCGTGAGGGAAATAAACAGTTTGACGCAGAAGGCAACGAAACAGACATAGGCATTAACGGTTTCAAAACATTTCGTAGTTACTGGTGGGAACATCCAGACAGAGACGAGCAATGGAAACAAGAGGAACTAGGACGTATTGGTGAAGAACGTTTTAGACGAGAGCATGACTGCGAGTTTATCATCTACGATGAAACACTTATAGACAGTATGGTGCTTACTAATATGATCGGTGTTGATCCACAGTTTAGACATGGTAGTGTACGTTGGTACAAAGAACCAAGTCATGGCAAAGCATACCTAGTAGGACTTGACCCTAGTTTAGGCACAGGAGGCGACCCTGCTGCTATACAGATATTTGAAGTTCCTAGCATGGAACAAGTAGGTGAATGGAGCCATAATAAAACTCCTATACCAAAACAGATTCGAATACTTGTAGAAATTAACAAGTATCTTGTAGAGAAATGCGGTGACAACAACAGTGTATATTTTAGTGTAGAAAACAATACCATTGGTGAAGCAGCACTGCAAAGTATTTCTGAAACAGGCGAAGAAAACATACCTGGATACTTTCTAAGCGAACCCAAGGCTCATGGAAACAGTAGAGTATTTAGACGAGGTTTTAACACAACGCATCGCAGTAAACTTGCTGTTTGTGCGAAGTTTAAAACACTGGTAGAAACAGAAAAAGTAAAGATCAAAAGTAAGATGCTTATTAGTGAACTGAAAAGTTTTATTGCTAGTGGAAATAGTTACGCAGCAAAAGTAGGCGACACTGATGATCTTGTCATGAGTACAATGTTAGTAATGCGTATGGCACAAACACTTAAAAGTTACAATCCGGAACTTGAAAATCATATCAGAGATAACGATGATTATGACCAAGAACCAATGCCGTTCATTATGGTTTAAGCATAAATACACACATGAGAAGCGTAGATAACATTTCACAAGAACTTTTTGATAAGATTCGTAGTCGCGTTAGTAGCATTAAGTTGGGGAACGAAGATGGTACTGTAACTACAGATCCCGCACAGGCTCGTTTTTTCGAGTTTCAGTATAAGCACAGAGACTTGCCGATTGGTGCAGTAACTATTAGCCTTAATGAAGAAGGTAAACTACAAGTTTACTTTCCAAACAGTATGGTAGAAGATGCCGATAGTAGCACAGCAAATGCTTGGTATGGATTTTTGAAAGAACTTAGCAAGTTTAGTGCAAGGAATATGTTAAACTATGAATCACATAATGTAACAAAAGAGAGACTTGATAAAAAGGATTATCAGTTTTTAACACAACGTAACCAGGACGAAGTGATGGAAAACAAATTACACGGAACAAGCCAAAAAAGTTTCCTTGAAACAGGAACAGCAAAACTTATTATTAAGCATAAAGGTACAGTAGATGAAACTAAGATGGGTGCGAGAAGTCGCAACATTAGTGCTATCTACATTGAGAACAGTGAAGGCGAACGCTTTAAGTTTGCTAATAACTATCTACCTGGTGCTAGAGCAATGGCAAGACATGTGTCAAACGAAGGTCATACCCGTGATGATCGAGGCTTACACATTGTTGAGATTATGCAAGAAATGCAGGATCTTAAGCAGTTTGTTCGCAGTGTTAAGCGTGACGAATATGTAAGCGAAGATGCGCAAGAAGTCATCGAAGCGGCAACTGATAGATACTACGGACTTAAAGATACACTAAAGGCAGTAAGCACTGCAAAAGGATATAGCGACTACTTTGAAAACTGGGCACCTGGTCAAGTTGAAGTAGAAGAGAACGACATAGAAGATCTTAAATCAAAACTAACACGTTCAGTATTTGATGATCGTATTACAGATACACTTCCTAGTGTAAGTCGTGCAATGGCACACAAACAAGCAAGTATGGAAGCAAAGAAAGATGATGAAGAGGAGTTAGATGCTCCAATCAAACCTTATTTTGATACATCAGTTGATCCAGATGAGCCTGATAACCTAGATAAAGCAGCAGATGCTGGTACTGCAAAAAGCGAGCAAGCACTAGCAGCATTGGTTAACAGTGATGATGATATTGTTGTATTTGACAATAATAACAAGCAAGAAATTCAAAACTACATTCAAATGATGAAAAATTCAGACATGCCAACAGATAAAAAGAATCAAAATATGATTGTTAATATTGTTGAGTACCTTGCAAATAACATGGTTGATGATAATGCGGCTCGTGC